CATTAACGGATGGAGCAGCCGAGATACGAGGATCACCTCCTCTCACGCATCTGTCTTTGTGAGCTGCTTGTAGATCTGGTTTACACCAGTCGCTGCAAGACCGGACACGATGCCGACAGCAAGGGCATTGATGACATCCTTTGCCGGGAAGTCCGGCATCAGGTAAAGTCCTGCAATACCAAGCACCGCACCGACGCATCCGCAGATCACAGGGATTAGCTCGTCTTTTATGGAGCCAGCTGCCTTACAGCCAATACCGACCAGATACGCGATTACCGTGATCGCTGCCACACTTGCAATTCCAAAGTCCATAAGTCATTCCTCCTTCTCTTTATTTCTGTCTGCCGTAAGTGGCAGTTCCAGACATTTCTTATACAGGGACTCTCCTGTGCCGTTTCCACCCAGAGCTTTGTAGGGTTTGTACAGGTACTCAAGGTTGCTCCGATCATCCGGGGAACACCATCCCCGGGCAATAAAAAAGCTGCAGGCCTGATAAATCCGGTCGTGCAGCAATGCCATCATTCCTTCTTTGATTTCGTCGTTCTCCTGTTTTCTTCGGAGCAAGGTCCGCCACAGCCATGTGATGATGGCGATGATCAGGGCGAAAAGCTCCTGAATCCAATAACGTAAGATAAAATCTATCAACGGTTTCTCCTTCTTTCATGCTACGTGCTTTGTAATGTCATACTCCTCATTCACTGCTGTCCATCCGCTTGATTCTGCGTCTGTTCTGTAGAAGGATACGCACTCACCTTCTGCTATCGTATACGCTGTCTCAAAGAAGCTGAAGGTTCCGTCCCATTTACTTCCTTGCTTCACCAACCGCAGCATTGCATCTCCGTTCTCGAAGAAATACATCTCGAAGATCTGCTCCACGCTGTGGTTTGTGTAGTATGAGCTGCCTTCCCAGCGGATCCTGTAACAATTCAGATCCAAATCTGCCAAGTGATATACAGCATGGTAGAAAATCGTACCATAGGCATCGCGCCGGTTTATCTTGATATCTTCTGAACCAGTCACGCCAAGCCATGAGTTTGTACTGACGTAGAACGTCGTCCTGTCTGTTCCCTTGTATGGCCAGCCCATGACAGTATTGGTAAAGGTGATCGTCTGGTCGTCTGCACCGGTTGAAAATCCAATGGTCATACTGTTCGTATCAGCCAGCATGGTTTCCATTGTCCGTTCCAGTATCGGGCTATCGCAGTCTGAATTATGGTGATCTATGTCATACATCTCATTTACGAGCCGGTATCTGGTGCCAAAGAAGTCGTCCCGATAGATAGAAAGATGGCCTCCTGCTCCCGGATCCGTAAAAACTGTATTATTCAGCTTGTATGCGCCGGTGCGATTGGCGCTCTCACCATATTTCAGAATATGAAGCAGCGCATCGCCATTTCCAAGGAACGCAAAATCCCACGAAGAACGATATTTCTGATCCTGATTGTATGGCATGTAGCCATCCCATGTGACACGGATCATTGACTGCACATCATCCATCGGAAGTTCCAACAGATAAAGGTTCAGGTAGCCGTCATCCCGGTTATTTACGCAAAGACTCATATCTCCACACGTTAGAAGGGAATCCCCAGTAAGAGCAATCATCGAGCTTGTATTTCCCTCAGCCGTGATATCCGGGCACTGCACCAGAAATGGTCTTGCCTTGAACTTCTGCAAGGTAATCGAATAGGTACCGCCGTCACTATAGGTGGATGTGAGATTTGTTCTTCCTAGCGTGATACCATCCAAGGTCTCGATTTCATTCTTTATCGGAAGGCTCAGCGTTCTGGATGCACCGTTCTTGTTCAGATACGCCGTTGTCTTGGCCTGTACCTTAAATCTTGTCCCCTTCGTGATCCTTTCGGTATCTACTGATGCTCTGGCTAGCAGTTCGTTCACATAAGAGATTTCTGTAATTCCCGGGGCATCGAAATCTGAAATACTGAGAGACGGATTCAGTACGGTGTCTGATCTGAGCCAAACCGTATGAATGTCATGCGGCATCACCAGCATGTTGCTTTCAGAATCTGACAGAAACAGGTTGTTAACGCCTCCATCACCGCCTTGTGAGATGTCGAGAACCTTTGGCACAAGTACAGATAAAGCTTCCTTGTGATTTGCGGCAACGCCCATTGTCACCAGGTTGTCAGCGAGTTTATTCCGCAGCATATTCAGCGTTGAAAGATAATCACTAATCACCATTCATGCCTCCTGTCCGATGATATCCTTCAGCACGGTTTCCACATCACCAATCGCCGCCGTCACCGCTGCATTGGTTACAGGATTCATAGAGTCCTTGTCCAGAACGCTGTCGACATCGATATGCACATTTTGAATGGCTTCTGCCAATTCCTGTTTATCGGTGAAATTGGCATTCCGTGCCTTCGGATTTCCGGGAAGATCCAAGGTCATGACATTACTGTCCTTGGAGCAGATCTGCCCTTCCTGAAGGTATCCGATCGCATGACAGAGGAACACCCCCTTCTGCTCTGGGACTTCAATTTCTCCAGAAAGTTCATATACAACGTGGCTCACCGTCCTGCCATCACACTCCAGTTCAATCCGGTAGCAGTCATAAACGGCTTTATTCTCATCCGGCTCTGTGATGGCGTAACTCAGTACTTTCCTTTCCGTATCCAACGCAAGCGAAAGCACTGGTGCAGAGTCCTTCTCCTTCTTCGGATGAAGCGGCACCACCACACGTGACAGATCACGGTAACGCAGTCGATAGAAGCCAACTGCTCCAAGCTGCGGGAAAGATTTCACGCCGATATGTCGAACCTCTCTTGGTGTCATACATACTTCCGGCGGGCTGCTCCATGCCAGGTTATCGTAATCAGCAAGCGTGATCTGAGCGTGCACTTGCCATGATGTATGTTTCTCAGAAACATAGTGCTGATACAGGCTATTGTCCGGCTGATTGGCGATGAAGTTCTGGATACCGTTCTGTGGCCCTGCAAAGTTCTTAATAAAATTGAGTGGCACATCATCACCTCCCTGCAGTCAATCTGTCACTGTGCAAAAGAAATCGTAGGATTGAAATCAAAAATAAAATCGGAGCTTTTCCATGGACGATCAATTGCGGCATCCATCGTCAGCACATCATTTGCAGCAGGTGCATTTGCAAAAACGATGCCGGAACCTCTATGACAGAATTGGCTGTCGCCTGCGGCCTGATAGAGTCCGAGAGTATCTTTATCTCTCGTTCCGTCAGGCCATTTGACAGAAATCTTCAAGTAGTTCATCACATAATCTTTATCAAGTTTATGATCGGTCGTATCTGAAAAGCTGTTATTGTAGCTGCAGGAGATCGGAAGAGAAAGAACATCTGTGTAGATTTTTCCATCTTCTGACACAGAGTAGGTTAGCGTTGTTCCCTCTGGAATTTCATATTTATCGCTATAACGGCTTGGCATGGTGCATGTCCAAGTTCCTGGAACAATCGTATTGATCGAATTACCAAGCAGCGGATCTGTCATGTAGGAGATGACTATTGGCGTAGATTCATTCAAGGAGGGTCCTTTATCGTTATAACCATTTACTACCTTCTGCTTTGTTCCCGGAATAAAAAAGCCGTACTGATCTGAATAATTTGCCTGCGGGATCTTTTCACTGTACTGTAGTAATTTTCTAAAGAACGTTCCCTGCGTGATGCCCTGCATCCTTCTCGCATTTCCGAGATGATCACAGGTATAGTCCACACCCCTTGTAAGGGCAACTCCATTCTTGTAAATCACTTCGGTATCCTTCACCCAGACAGGCAACACAGGTGTGAATTCCTTTGTGGCTCCATCTCCTGTTCCAAGAGACATCCCGGTCAGAGTTCTCTGCGGGAAAAGTTTTGCATTTGGAAACCGGAAGGCAAAAGAAGGAGTCTCCATAGATGCCAGTGCATCGGAAGGCCGCGAATAAGAAAATGCCACCATGTTCACATACATTTCCGGGCTGTTCGAAGTGGAAAACCGACATCCGGACATCGTGTAAATCGTATCCTTCCATGCCGCAGTATTACCTGCTTTCTGCCGGGGCTTAAACAGATAATCAATATTTGCGGCATCCGTCAGTTCCAGACAGCTCTGGTAGCTGTAATAGGAATAGCAATATTCAAAGAAATGGTAGCTGTCGATCAATACGTTCCCACCAAACGAGAACACAAGCTCGCTTGAACTGATATCCCCGCGTGTCACATAGAAATCCACGGAAACGGTCAGCTCATCGATACTGGTCTTGTTGATGCTGATCGGGTTTCCTTCTGAGTCCATGATCATTGCGTGCGTATACAGATGACCTCCTCCAGCAAGTCCAAGTTCCGTAATGTTCGCCGAATAGGAATCCGACGGAGGAATCACAAAAGTGACATTGAACTTCCGCTCATTCTCGCTGATGACTTCCATATCCCCAAAGGATCGCTTCACGTTGGCATCGCCTGTCCCGGCACTGAATGCCGGGGTGAACATCGCCGTATCTGAAACCGCAGGAGTCCCTGACCCGGCGCCAAAATAGACAGTGCTGACGCTGCAGGTGTATCCATTGGCAAAATAAGGAAGGTGCCCTACCAGATCATAAATGCCATAAGTGGTTAAAGTATTATGTGTTTTGATGGATCGCTTCTGCCCGGTTAAGGTATTCCGAAGCGTCAGGGTATATTCTGTTTTGATGCCGATGGGCGGCTTTTCATTTCTCATCATCTTTCCTCCTCAGAGCAATCCGTCAAATCGGCTGCTCATTCTTGTCGTAGTAACCAATCACGTCATAGGAAGCAAGAACAACCGGAAGGGCGATCTTCTCATCGCCTGTTGTCTTTTGCTGATTCTTTCTGCTGTAGAACAATGCAGTAGCGTCTGTCACGCTCACCGGAAGAGTAATATTCTCTTTGCCGTGCCCGGTAAGTTCACCCTTATGGGTGTAATAGGCAGGATCATTTGCTGTATTCTGCGGCAATGCGATAGCTTCCTTGGATCCATAGTCGTTATATCTTGTGCGGTCAAAGATAAAAGCGGTCTTCAGAACACCCACCCGAACAACACCATAGTCTCCAATCTGGGCGAGAAAGGTAGGATCATCCCCCGGGTTGAGTGTGACGTCATACTCGTATTTCAGTGCAGATGGAACAGGTGCCTCCGACAGCTGGATTCTCAGAGTAGATGTCCTGTTTTCCTTATCCTCAGCAAATTCCCATGTTCTGACAGAGTAGCTTCCATCAGGTTTGGGTGAGCAGACAAAAGAAAAATCAGAAGGACTCATCTTCTCACCATTTCTTTTCTGGAACAGCCGATTGTATTTCACTGAGTATGTCAGACCATCCTCACTTTGCGTCTTCTCCAGCACGTTTACAGAAAGGTCAGTCCCCGGCGGATACAAACACGACTCCGGAATCGCAGTCTCCGGAAGATCAATCTTTTCTCTGGGCACTGCCTGCATCACATATGTCCGGTCAGTAATATAGATCTTTGTTCCATTTGATGTGGAGTGAATTGTCACCGCCATTCGATAATCATTCAATCTGGCAACAGAGCAGTGATCCGCATCAGAAATGCTGCTGTCCACCTCATACGCCTTGTCCCATTTCGTGACTCCAACATCCGAGAAATACTTGTACTGCCGGTACCAGACATGACCAGATTTGATATAAACGACAACAAGCCCCTGATCCTGAGAAAGCTTCACCTCCGACTTGAATCCCCGGCAGGCATGAACAGAGCTGACACCGCTGTCAAGCTCAAGTCGCGTGGTCTCATCTTCTCCCTCCTGCCCATGGAGCATGCCGTCTTCAGTCACCCAGAAATACCAGGGCTGATCCTTTGTCACCAGCGTAAAAACTTCCTCGGTAGACCGCCGCGTCCAGTAACCATTGAACTCGATCGCCGCATCTACCGCCTTGCCAAGATCTGCAACACTGGCCCACTCCGGACGTTTGGTTGCCTTCTCGTCATAGTCGCGATGCGCCACTAGAAGCTCCCCATCCTCAATGCCAATGGCCCAGATCTGATCCGGGCCGTTCTGCTCTTGCAACTGACGGATAGAGATATCCTGGACATCCATGGTGAGATCATCAAGGGCTTCCACATAGTTGCCAGCGTTGATTGAGAAAAACAATGCCCGAGTATCAATTGCAATATTTCCTGAAGTGCACTGTGCCGTGACAACCAGAGAATGTACTCCCTGCATCCTCTCAAGATATGCATGTGGAATTCCAATTGTCCCGCCACCGCCTTCGATGATGTCAAACTCACAGGGTGAAAACAACTCTTCCACGGTCGTATCATAAAAGCGCAGAATCAGGTGTGAGGCTTCACTTGCCGTGTAACTCATCAGGAAATGGCCCTCGACATCCACCTGCTGGCTGACATAGAACGTGATATTTCCGATGATCTGCTCATGGATATCGAACTTCATCGGCCCGGTGTTGTAATCATAGAGCAGCTTGTTAATGGACTTTGTCACCGACTCTACTTGCGAAATCAGGCCGGTGAGATCTTTATCGCTCTTATCATTTCTGGTTGCCAGCGCAGGATTCTTTCCAACGCCCTCGATCTCAAACCTGCTGTTGTAGGTGTAGGTAAACTTCGTGATGCATGACAGCTTCGTACCATCTGCTGCGCCGCCGGAAAAGCAAAGCACATCCATCAGGTCGTAGGCTGGATCCCCGATCATCGATACTTTAAACGGCACATACTGAATCTGCGAAAGAGCAGAAAGGATCACCTTGCAACAATCGTCACGAATCTGGTCATCCTGAAGAAATGGATTGCTGCCCAGATCGTAAGTGAGCCCATTGTCTTCCTCTGCTCCGTAGTAATTTGTCTTCTCCTCTGCCTGATTCACAACAGAAAGACCAGTGTATTTCGTCTCATAGTCTCCAAAAGTACATCCGGAAAGTCTGTGACTGTCGTCAATCGTATCAACCACATCTGTGTTATACGTTCGAATGACAAGTCTGCCGTCTCGATCTGCAAAAGCATTTGCAGCGCAGGTCTGTGCGATCCAGGAAACCACATCACGCCATGTGGAGATATCATTATCCGCTGACAGCGTAAATCTGACTTTTCCGTTTGGGATTGTCTCGAAGTCTGTTTCACTCATTCCAAGCGTCATCCTGCAGTTGGAGCAGGCAAGGGACAGAATCTCATAGGGGGTTCCTGTGAGCCGCTCTGCGGAGAAAGTACGATCCAGAAGAGACATGTTATCGTAGGCCGTAATGGCGATCCCGCTGGTTCCCCACTGTGCATCTGAGATCGTATATTCACCCAACGGTACATCCTCATAGGAACCATCAGCGATTTTCATTTCAAAGACCGGTATAAGTTTTCCATTCTTCAGAGAATATCTCTCCGCGTCAAAACCGATGAGCGTCACCCTGAGTTCTGCGATATATACCTGTCCGATCAGGACCTGTGTCTCATCCGAGCACTGATTGGAAATCGAAAAGGAGCCTGAGAGGATGTTCTGGTCCGTGAAGACAGATCCGTTAATTGTTCCGCGCATCCGGTATCGCTGCACGGGACTTTTTCTTGCTTTCAAATAGGCATCTGATACCTGATACATCCTGCACTCCTTTCCTTAAAATTCTTCCAGATCAAAACTTACAGAATAGAGTCCGTTCGTTCCCTTCGTTTTCTCCGAATGCTCCTCGAGTCCCGGTTTGAAATTTCGCATGCGCATCTGCCGCGTCTTATAGTCTTGCGTTTTCAGGTCATAGAGCTTCACGGCTATGCTGTCCTTATCCCGAAAAGCTGCAAACTTTGCCGCCCAGCTTGCCGAGCATTGAAAAGAGGCAGAGACGGACAGCTTGTCACTTCGAATGACAATGACCTGATCCGTTCCTGCCTCAGTCTGATTTACACTCTCGACCACGCTGTTACTCTCTTCCCACTTCGATGGTGAAAAGAGCTTTACATCATCAAAATAGATGGGATAGTCACTAAGCATTTATCTTCCTCCACTTCGGTAATTCACCCGCTGCTGTGCTTTGACAACCAGTTCATCGATCCGTTCGTTGCCGATATAGACCGGGATGATGATGTCGCCGCCACCGACTCCCGCCAAAGCACCCTGTACAATCTCCGCGAGCTTGTCGGTACCAACAACTGCTTCCTGCCCCGCTTCGCCTCCGCCAAGGAGCCTGCCGCCCGAAGCGCCGAAGATCGTCGGGCTGTTCAGGATGTAAGCATCATCCATTGCTTTCCGGTACCAGTCCACAGAAAGATGCGGAACCGAAGGTGGATCAATGGAGAGTTTGCCGCTGATCGAAAAATGAGGCAGCTTGATGTGGGGCAGCTCCAGATGGCAACCGGCAAAGAAACCCTTGATGCGGTCAAGGCCACCGCTTACGATGCTCTTTGCATTCTCAATCATCGCTGAGAAGGCACCTTTGATCGCATCGAGCTTTCCCTGTGCGGAAGAGAGGGCATCCCCGAGCTTCCCGCCTGTTAATTCATTGATCTTCGAGAATCCAGTCTCCCAGATTGACTTGTAGGCATCGACCGCAGTTCCGATTACTCCCTTGATCCCGCCGCCATGCTGCTCGACCGAGGACTGGATCGCATCCCAAGCTGTACCGGTATTGGTCTTGACCGTTTCCCATGCGGTGCTGATCGTAGTCTTGACGTTGTCAAATGTCGTACCAGCGGTCGTCTGGATCCCGTCCCACACACCGGAAAGAGTTGTTGTAATACCGCTCCATGCCGTCGATGCTGCAGAGCTGATCGTTGACCATGTATTTTCTAGGAAATCAGAAATACCCGTGAATACCGTGATTGCTGTTGTACTGATTCCGCTCCAAAGTCCAGTGAAAAAGCTACTGATGCCGTTCCAGACAGTCTCTGTCACAGACTGAATACCGTTCCACAGCCCGTAGAAGAAACTACCGAGCCCTTCCCCGATGGACTGTACCCCAGAGCACACAGTTTCCCAGACACCGCCGAACCATTCAGAGATTTCTCCCCAATGCTTCACGATCTCAATCACCGCAACCACAGCAGCTACCACCGCTGCAATGATTCCAATGATCGGAAGGATCGGAACGGATACCGCTCCAATCGCAGGAATCACCGTACCGGAAAGGAACCCGACCAGTTTTCCAACGACCCCTGTGACGGATCCGACCGCAGAGATCACCTTGCCGACACCGACCACGACAGGCCCAACAGCCGCAGCAATGAGCGCTGCCTTGACAATGGCTTCCTGCATGCCCGGAGATAATCCATCCCATGCACCTTTCAGGGCCGTGACCACATCCTTAATCTGCGTCATGGCCTCGGTGATCATCGGCGCAGATGCATCGACAATCTCAGCACCAAGGTCCTTCAGGTTGTTCATCACAACCGTCATCTGATCCAGCGGGTCCAACGTCTCATTGAAGGTGTTCTCGACCGACCCGGCATAATCTCCGAGCGTGGTAGAGAGGTCGTTTAAGGAGAGCTTGCCGCTCTGAACCGCGTTGTAGATGGCACCGCCCGCACGGGAACCGAACAGGTCATAAGCCGCCTGCAGCTTTTCCGTATCCGAGGCATTGCTGCCCATCGTCTTGGAGAAGTCCTTCAGCGCGTCACTCAAGGACTGGCCGTTCTTCGTTGCAACCTTCTGCGCCTTGGTAAGACCGGTGAGCATTGTCGAGGTATCAAGACCTGACATCTCGACCGCACCCATGAATCCTGCTGCCTGCTCTGCCGAAAGTCCCATCGCCTGAAACTGCCCGGCGTTCTTTGCAAGATCCTGCGAGAGGGTATCCATCGATACACCGGTCGCCTGCCCGACCTGGTTTAAAGCGTCGAGAAGATTCCCGGCATCATCAGAAGACTGCCCGAAGGCATTGAGAACGGACGACACGTTGTCGACGGAGGTGGATACATCCGTTGAATTCAGTGTGGCGAACTCCACAAACTTCGTGGAGAGATCCTCCAATGCGTCTCCGGTCAGTCCGAATCTCGTGTTCACTTCGCCAATGGCATCACCGGCAGTCTGGAAATCAGTCGGTATCGTCTCTGCGATCGACTTCGCCCTCTTCTGCATATCCTCAAGGGCAGCACCACTTGCACCCGTCTTCTCAGTAACGGTATCGAGAGCTTCATCAACTTCCTTCCAAGCCGCAACTGACGCTCCCGCCGCGGCAGCGACCGGAACTGTGATGCCCTTGGTGAGCCCACCTCCGACATCACTGATCTTGCCGCCGACTTCTTTCATCTTGTCACCAGCGACCTGAAGCTGCTGACCGGCGACGGAACCGAACTTCTTATATTCGTCCTCGAGTCCTTCCAGCGACTGCTTGGTTGCCTCGATCTCCCGGGTCAGTGCCTCCTGCTGCTTCTGCGTTTCCTCAGTCTGGGGGCCAGCTTTGAGCTGCGCGAGGGCTTCCTTCTCCTCAGCCAGTTTCTTCTTGGTGGCGTCGATGGCATCGGTGAGATACTTCTGCTTCTGGGCAAGAAGATCAGCGTTGCCGGGATCCATCTTTAGGAGCTTGTCTACATCCTTCAGGTTACTCTGGGTGTCCCGGATCTCTTTGTTCACACCCTTCAGGGCATTGGAGAGCTTGGTGGTATCGCCATCCAGCTCGATTGTGATTCCTTTAATGCGATCTGCCATAGTCTCCTCCTCCCTTCATGGCACGAAAAAGCACCGGCTCATTACCGATGCGGTTTAGAATTGATCAAAATCCTGTTGTGTTGCTACCTGTCGATATTCATCATCACAGAGGTCGTTCCCGGATTCGATGACCATGTCAATCACGGCTCCCTCGTCCAGCTCATCCAGCTCGGACAGTGTCAGCCCCATCTGCTTCGCCCTCAGGAGGTATACTGCCGTGTTTACTTCCCGCTCCGTTGGGCGGCTTCTTTTTTTGGCTTCGACGTCGTCCTCCGCGATCCAAGATAGAGCGTGACGAACTCCTGCATGTGCAGAAAGAGCTCAGCTCCATCGAACTGGTCCGCCCATTCGAGGAAGGCGTCCTCGTTCAGCTTGTTCATGTCACGCTTCTCGGCCTGTGCATTCATAATAAAGGCCAGCTTGTCGCCGACCGTCATATCGGTCTGGTCATCTTCGCTGTTCTCCATCTTGTTTAAGAGGATCATAAGGTCCTGATGGAATACCTGCTTGTAGCGGTATGCTGTGGTCCCCGTCGCGAGAAACGGGAACTTCTGCTCCGACCCGTCACTCAGCCGGAGCGAAATTTCCTGATACATGTTGTTCCCTCCTTATCACTTGCTGGAACTGGTCGTCGAAGATGCAGTAGCATTTGTCGTACCAGACGCCTTCGCCGCAGCAGGGGTATAGACCTTGCTGTACCAACTCTGGTAGGTGGCATCGGTCGTATCCGCACTGGAGCGTGCCTTTACGATGTTCTTCCCAAGCGTCGCATCCTTGATGCTGGTGGCATTGATTGTCAGGCTCTCGGTCTGCACCTCGATGGAGTCCTCCTTCGTGGACGATGCCACAGAAGGTCTCGTTGCCGTGCAGTTATACATGACGTGGCGGATCTCATTCACATCGCCATCAAACTCAAAGAGAAGCGCAAAGTGAATAGGCTGCGCATCCGCATCTTCAACCAGAACTCCGTTGCCGTCCTTAATCTCACCGAGCACGTTCTCCCGGAAATCCTCCGGTACCATCGCAGACTCGAAGTCACCGTTGTAGCCGCTGTTCGCATTGGTGACAAAATACTGCACGCCGTCTGCCCAGAAGATCGTCTGGTCTCCCTGTGCATCCAGAGAGAGGGATACCGCGCCCGGCCATGCAATCGGATCCGCAAAGGTGGCTGTCCCATCCTCCGCGATCGTTGCGATGGCATAATGTACATTTTTCAGGTTGTACTTGACCTTATTCTTTTTACTTGCCATTTCAGGCCTCCTGTTCAAATGAATACAGGACCTCGTAGAGCTTCTCAGAATCTATCCAGGTCTCTGTCTTTTCAAAGAAGATCCCGCTTTGGATCAGCTGATCTTCCAG